CTAATCCTTTTGTATGCACTCCACGAACTTATCAAGCGCCGGATTGGTATTTTTTTCCTGCCAGATGGCAGCCACTTCTGCGGGGAGCGAGCTGTCCTCCAACGGAATAAACAGCAGATTGATTCCTGCCGGAGCGCATGGCAGGAAATACTCGGGAACGATGGTGATTCCCTTGCCCAACGCCACAAACAGCAAAATACTTTCTATGGCCTGATGCTGGAAGTTTATATTCGGAACGAGGCCGACATCCGCAAAATCAGCCAGAATGGCCTGTGTGGGGTCATATTCGCTGAGAGCGTTTTGCCGATAGGAAATGAATATCTCATCTGCCAATTGCTCCCTTTTCAGGGAATGGAATTCTGCAAAAGGATGCTGAGGCGGTATTGCTACATACAGCGGATAACGGGCAAGCACCATTTCTTTCAGTCCGGACTTCTTTTTGCCGGGCAAGGGCAGATTGAAAATAATATCATACTTTCCTTCCATCACCCCATCATATAGGGCCGCCACTTCATCCCGTTCGATAAGGATTTCAATATTCGGGTATTCGTACACCACTTTACAACTTTTTGATTTTTATGCAACATATGGTATGCGTTCCAGCCTATGGCAAACTATATATGGTATAATTTTGTAAAAGTTGTAAAGTGGTGTAATCAAATGGTTATGATAGGGGAATTTGATGTAAAGCCAAAGCCATGTACCGTAACATTTCTCAAGTATGTATCCCCGCCCCATCCCGGAACACCACCGTCATGCCACCATCCACGCCCACCGTCACATAATCCACCATCGCTCCCCAAAGCCGCTCATCGAACTCTGCCACAGGCTCTGCCTGCGCCCCAAGCGTCCTGATGAACCCCGCCAGCCTCTCGCTCTTGGCTGACCGCTGGGCGATGGCCTCCGTCACCTCGTCGAACCGTGCCTTGGCTCTCTCGTACCGCTCCACCAGCCCATTGTAGCGTTTCTGATACTCCCCTTGGTCTTGGGCAATGCGGGCGTTCTCGGCGATACAGTTCTGGGTCATCTCCACCAGCACCGCCAATTCTTGTTGCAGACTGGCTTTCTCAGCTTCCAACTCCGTGGTGTCGCAGAGCGTCTGCCGGACGAGCCGGGCATTGGCGGCAATCTCGTCCCTTTCCGTCACCAGCTTGTTGAATGCCGTGACGAAGGCCGTCTTGATGTCCTCCTCGGTCACATGGGGTGTCCGGCACTTATGCCCGTCGTACTTCTTGTTGCAACGGTATATGACCCTGCGGTACTTGTCGGTGCTGTGCCAGACCTTGGCTCCAAAGGAGCCGCCGCACTCGCCGCACTTGATTTTGCCGGAGAAAATACTCACGCCGCTGTATCTGCCTCCCTCTCGCTTGCGTCTTGCAATTTCGTTCTGCACCATCTCGAAGGTGGCGGGGGCGATGATGGCAGGATGGCTCTGTTCCACAAGGTAGCTGGGAACCTGTCCGTTGTTCTTCACGGCCTTCTTCGTGAGGAAATCCGGCGTGAAGGTTTTCTGGATTCGTGCCATCCCGGCGTACTTCTCATTTCTGATAACGCTGTTGATAGTGGCGGCATTCCACTTGGCTCTCCCCGTGACCGTCAGGATGCCCCGCTTGGTCAGTTCCTTGGCGATGGCGCATGGTGTCAGCCCCTCGATGAACAACCCGAAGATGAGCCGCACAGTCTTGGCCTGTTCCTCGTTGATGGCGAGATTGCCGTCCTCCCCTTTGTCGTAGCCGAGGAAACGGGAGTATGCCAACGTGAACTTCCCGTCAGCCATCTTCTTGCGGATGCCCCAAGTAACATTCTCCGAAATGGAGCGGGATTCTTCTTGGCTCAGGCTGGCCAAAATTGTGAGCAGAATTTCCACTTTGGGGTCAAATGTTTTCAAGTTCTCTTTTTCAAACCAGACCTCCACGCCAGCAGCCTTTAATTTCCTAATGGTTGTAAGGCTGTCAACGGTGTTACGCGCAAAACGGGATACGGATTTCGTGAGTATCAGCTGTATCTTGCCATCAAGGGCATCCTGCACCATAGCTTTGAACGCTTCCCGTTTGGCAGTGGAACAGCCGGAGATGCCTTCATCGGCGTACACCTTGACAAACTCCCAATCCTCCCGGCTCTTGATGTAGCGCTCATAATAATCACACTGAGCGGCATAGCTGGTCTGCTGGTCTTCATCGTCCGTGGAAACACGGGCATAGGCCGCCACCTTTCGTTTTTCCGTGGTTGCCAGTGGTATATCTGAGTATTTATTCAAGCTGGCCGGTATTACCGTTACGTTTCTCAATGTCCAATCTCCTCCTTGTAGCTATGCGCCGTTCCTGCTTTTTGAGTTCTACCTTGCGTCGCTTTTGGACGGTATCAAAAAGTTCCTTTTTGATGATTGGCTCATGTTCTACATCCAGTACATAGGGCTTTTGTGCCGCCACATTTATGCCGCCGATATAAAAGTCGCTGTCCAAGGCTATGCCGACAATCCTGCGTGACAGCTTGCCCCGAAAGCTCTTATAGCCCTTCCCTTCAAGTTCCCGTGAAATATCGGCAATCTTCCAGCCCTCGGCGTAATATTGGTACATCAGCTTCACAGCCTCCGCTTCCTCAGGATTAACAACATAGCCGTTAGCTGTCCGCTGATAGCCGAATGGCTTTTTCAAGGGATACTTGAATGTCTTTCCCTTCGCTGCTGAAAAGTATTGTATCTGAGTCGTTTTTACCGTCCCATCATAGAAACGGAACTCAAGCCTGTCTGCTACTACGATGATTTTATCGATGGTCTTGCCGAACAAGTCTTCATCAAATTTATCTGTCCCCAGCACTTCACAGCAGGCATCCCGCAATCTGTAGCCCCGGATATTCTTGGCATCGCATATTTTCTTCCGCAGCTTGCCGAAGCAGTACCAATGCTCCTGCAGGCCATCAAAGACATTGGTCTTGGTCATCCCCTTCACATAATGTTTGCCGCACTTTCCGCAGATAACCTTTGCCGAAAAGGGGCTGGGCTTGACTATGCGGTGTGCCGCATGGTTAAAGTCATAACTGGCCTGAATTTTCTTTTGCACCGCCTCAAAGGTTTCTCTGCTGATAATGGCTTCATGGTTGCCAGTAACATAGTAACGGGGCAACTGGCCTTCATTCTTGATGACCTTATGCGTCCTATGGTTTTCGGTAAAGTAACGCTGCAGGATAACATCCCCCATATAGACGGGATTCTTGAGGACATATCTGACGAAAGGCTTTGTGTGGGGATATCCCCGCTCTTTAAGCCATCTGTAGGTCTTTCCCAGCGGCTCGCCCTTCAAGAACTGGTCGAAAATCCACCGCACGACTTCTGCCTCATCTTCCTGCACAATGAAAGTTTCACCATTCCAGCGATAGCCAAAGGCTGCCGTGTGCCACTGCTCACCGCGCTGGAATTTTTTCTTTATCGACCACTTGATGTTGTCAGAAATTGTCCGGCTTTCCTCTTCCGCAAAGCCTGCCAGAATTCCCAGCATAAGCTCCCCATCTGCTGATAAGGAGCGGATATTCTCTTTTTCAAACCATACGTCAATGCCCATGGCCTTCAGATGGCGCACGGTTTCCAGCAAATCCACCACGTTTCTGGCAAATCTGGAAATGCTTTTCGTTAGGATGATATCGATATGCCCAGCCTCGCATTCGGCAAGCATCCGCTGAAATTCAGCCCGCTTGGCTGTCCCTGTGCCGGAAATGCCACTATCGGCAAATATCCCGGCAAACTCCCATTCGGTGTTCTTCTGTATAAGACTGCTATAGTAGCTGACCTGCGCAGAAAGGGAATGATTGAGCCGGTCAGATTCCCTTGACACACGGGCATAGGCCGCTACCTTTTTCCTTGGCTTTAGCTGCGCCACCTCTGGCTCAATGCGTGTAACTTTTGCCATGAATCCCACCACCTTTCTTTTGCTACTATATATCACTCTTTAGGGCTGGGAAGTCAACGCCAATCCAGCGAAGACTGTACCAAGGATTGGATGATATTTTTCAAGGAACATATCATCCACCCTGCGGTATTCTGCCTCCGAAATAATCCCGTCAGAGAGCATACGCCGCGCCATGCCCATGGTGGCCTGGTACATCTTCTCATTATGAAACTGCTCCTTGGTCATACTCTCACCCCGAACCTCTCCGCTATATAGCAGGCATGGCAGCAGTATTTTCTGTGCCTGTTGCCGTAAACCTCGAATTCCCTGCCGCAATGCTGGCACTTGAGCCGATATACGGCTTTCCGCTTAACAAGCTGAAGATGGCTGTTCCACCATTTCCTGCGGCAGACATCGGAGCAGAACCGCTTGTGCTTGCGCCCAGCTATTTGCATGATGGACTTGCCACAGCATTCGCAAGTATCTCCCTCCGGGACTGGCTCCAGATCCACCTTCGGTGCTTGCGTCCTGCGGCAGAAGGATTTGATGGTACTCTCCGACATGGACAGGGCTGCGGCTATCTTCTTGTATCCCAGCCCAGCCTGCCTCAGAGCCTTGATTTCTTTTTGCTGATTTTCCGTCATATCTGACCTCCGATTTTTAGTGAGGGAATTTTCCTTTGCTTAACATCTCCGTGGTATGTGCAAAACTGCGTATCCCCCCCCTCATATGTAAGAGGACAAAAGGCACCACCTTGGTCACCCTGTCCCTCTACTTTCTTAAAGAAAAAAAGCCGCATTTTGCCGAAACTTTTTCCTCTACCCTTGGAAGGACAGAAACCGTAGTTTTTAGCAAAAAAATAAGCCCGTGAAGGAAATTTCCATCCACGGGCAGAACCAAACACATATTCACTTGTTCTTGAGCTGTTTCATGACCTCCGTCAATTTCTCCGGCACTGGCAGCCCAATACGGGCTGCATTCTCGATGATGGAAATTCCCTCGTTGGCGCAGTAAAAAAAGATGACTGCCGTCCGCAGGACACAGCCACCACCGACCATATTGACATCCAGCACGTTGGCCACACCGACCAATGCCATGATGCAGACCTTTTGGCAGATGCCCTTGAAGCCCACGGAGCTTGAGAGCCGTTTTTCCACTATGGCACAGAGCACTCCGGTGATGTAGTCCGTCACAATAAAGGCTACCAAGGCATAGAGCAGACTGTCAAAGGAGCCGAGGTACTCCCCCAGAGCAGCCCCCGCTCCTGCCGACCAGAGCCTTATATCCAAAATTGCATCCATAAATCATTCCCCTTTCATCCAGTTTTTCCAATTCTTTATAGTCCGCAAGCGAGCGTTGCAGTGATAGTAGTCACCCTCAATCCGCTTTTTCTCACCATTTTTGACACGGTAAAGTTTGCCAGCAAGCGCCACCAGCCATGTCCTTGGGCGCAGCTTGCAGGCCAGCAGCCTGTCCCCTGACTCGTAACCGTCAATGTCGCAGATTTTCTGTCCCTGCGGCGATTTCAGTTCATAGCTGTAGGAATCCGGCTCATAGCCCATATAGCTTATCCGCTCCTTGTTACTGCGGCTCATGTTCACCTTGAAACCGTCCGGCAGAAGCAGGTCGGTGCTTTCGCTGAAGTCCACAAAATGATAGGGCTCATCATACTCTTCATCCAAAGGCAAATATGTCAGAGCCAAATTTGTGTTGTTGTTGAAACGCCCACGTAAAATAATAATGCCCATTGGCGTTGCCATCAGCTCCAGCAAATACTCTACTTCCCAAAAGTCCAGTGTTCCATAATCTGCCTCCCAGCACTGCCTTGAATCATCGGATACGCACAGGTTGCTGCCCGTCATATAGATGGCTCTGGCATTGCCTTCCAAGATAAAGCAATAATCCTGTTTGGATTCGTACCAGCCTCTTTTTATCCTGCATTCCGAATAAGGCAGGACTGTGTATGAGCCTGCTGAACCGACAGGAGCCTGTCTTGTAAGTTCAGCCATCGCATATTCTCCTGCCATTTGGGTGCCTTCCTTCAGCACAGGAAGGAATTGCAACTTTTTCACGTCAGCTATCAATCCGTCACGCCAGTAAAATTCACGCTCATCCCCGTCAAAATAGATTCCGACCTTAGCGCCCCGGCTGTCTTGATAATCATGGAAACTGTATCCCGTTGTACCATGGCCATAAACGTACTTTTCCGTTATGAGTTCCTGCACTTCCCCGGACTGGCTAAGTGACACATCCAGCGCCTGGTAATAATCTGAGAAAACAACCTCACTTCCACGGCTGGCCATCAATTCATGCCTGGTATCCTGCCAGCCAGTTTTCAGCTTGCCCTTGTGGTAAAGACAGCGTGTACCGTCCTTCATAAAAATCGGCACATACGGCTCACTGCTATTGATGATGGGAGCAGTCCCGCCACCTTCAGAGGAATTGCCATAGATGCACCTGCCATCTGTCCAGACCAAATCTCCGACAGCAATAGCTTTATTTCCGATAATATTCAGCCACTTGCCATCTGCCTGTGCCTTGGTATTGCCGACTGCCGTCACTCTTGCCCTGTGCATAGCCTCACGCTCCTACAATTACAGCCGTTCCGCTCTTGGCCAGCTGTACCCAGACCAGACTGCCCTCATCGGTATTCACATCTACCGCTGCTTTCATGGGGTAGCTGTGAGCACCAATATGTACCCTGCCGCCTTGGATTACACCACGCAGGGCTTTCTGTTCGGATTGCTTCTTTGCCCGCTTCATACCGGCCTTGATGGATTCAGCCAGCCCGTCTACTCCGTTCATCAGTACCACCTCGTCATTTTTATCGTCTGCCGCAATGAACGTGGAGTCAGTTCCACGACATTGGACACCAGGAAATACTCATTGCCGTTGAATTTTATCCGCTCGGTAAAATCCACGATATGTTTCACATCCGGCACACCGTTTCTGACATTTGCCACAATCTCAACCATGATGGTCTCTTGCGTTTTTCGGTTCAGCCACTCTATGGCCTTGGTCAGCTCCCATAGATAATCCTCGCCTATAACTGGAAACTCTGTGTCGATGAGGGATTCATACTTGGGGCCGTCATCATCATCGCCCATATCGTAATCAGCACCAAGACTCAGATTGGACTGGTCTATGGTGAAACGGCTGGCCTTGCCGCCGGGCTTGCCCTGTGACAAGCTGCTGCCTTCCAGTTCTCCATCCACATACACCACGGTGGAATACCAGCCGTAGCCCAAAGGGGCGTGATAGGTTATGCGCTCTGTGGCATCTTTATTGTTCCAATCCGTCCAGTCGTAGATATCATGCTCCTGCCCGTCATTTATGGCTTCGGTGGTGCGCTCTTTTTCTTCAAAGAGGTAGATGTCTCTGTTGGTTTTGGCGTAGAAATATTCTGTCCGGCTGGTGGAGCCGTCCTTGTTATGGGTGTTTTTCTCAGACAGGTATTCGCCATCATAGACATAATCCGTGTAGCCCTTCTCGTTAGTTTCATGTGTCAGAAAGCCGTTGGAATAGGATCTGCTGATTTCCCCCAGTGAGATAGTTCCTGTGAAGCCTTTTGGCTCGGTGTCCTCATCATTATGTGCCTTACCGGCATTTTCCATGGTGCTGTGCCAAATTGAGCGGACAAGTTTCCGCTCAATGGTCGGCCTGCTATGCGGCCAGTCCGTGATGTCTACCACCGAATGCTCCCTGCCGCGTTGGATAATATGCAGGGTATCTCCCCGGATGAATACATTGATTTGGCGCTGGGGCAGTTTGGAAGTCCAGCCAAACAACGAAGATATGAAGTCCTGATAGGTCATACCGCTGTCCTCAAAGTTTTGTGACGGAACGAAATCGTCACAGGCCATATCCAGCTTCAGTCCCAGCGCCTTGGCTATGCCGTTGGCGTAGTAGGACAGCTCGAACTCATTGACGAAAAAGCTGATGGCACTGTAGAGCAATTTGTCCTTGGAATACATCCCCTTCACCGTCTGGACCAAATCACGCTGACTGGTTTCCTCCACGAGAAAATGGAAGTGATAGTCAAAAATCTGCCCCTGCACAGAATCATCAATGTTCAAGGGCTGCACCGTTTCCAGCTGAAAGTTATCCGAGAGCGTCAGTTCACCTAGTGACATGGAAAAAGAGCGGATGCCATGCTCACGGAAATTATCCATAATGGATGGCAATGCTACCGCCTTCAACCGTTTAGACTTAACAGGCTTTACAGTCGGTTCAACATATTCAAGCACCACCGGCACTCGGATTGATGTGTCGGCAAGAATTGGCTGGAACTTTATAACCTGCCGCCGTGTATGGCTTATGGCAGGCTCACCCCATCCCAACTTACGTGAAGTATCTGCCATGGACAAACCATCTATCCCCAGCCTGCTGATGGTGTCAGCTGTTACCTGTTCCCTTTTGCTAATCTGCCGCAGGCATTTGCTTCGCCGTACACAGAAATTCATGGACAGAATGCGCGATGTATCTGCATTTGCTTTGGCGTACTGGCAACTTACTAACCTTGCCGTATCTGCTGAAACCTTCTCTGGCATTGCCACCTTTCTGAGCAGGTCTGCGTTCGTCCATGCTACAGAAGCAGATTCTATCTGACGTTTGGTATCCGCAGAAACCTTCTCGGTTTTAATACCGCTACGTCTAGTATCTGCAAACACATCATTCCCCTGCGCAACTCGTCTTTTTACATCTGCCGTGGTTTTTACTTGTACGCTGGTAGGCGGCACTATGGTGGCGAGAATTTGCATCTTGAGGTGGATTTTCCCCATCGGCACCCATGCGGCAGCAATCTGCGGTTTAATGCTTATTCTGCCCTGGGGCATCCATGAGATATAGGCATCCGTAGGCTGAAGAATAATTTTTCCGTAAGGAATCCAGGAAATATATGCTGTTGGCTTAATAACAATGCCCATCAGCTACACCCCAGCTTTCCAGCCTAACTGCATACCTGCCATGTCAGATATGGTTGTGTTTACGGAGTAACAATCTGCTACGCCCATATTGGTGTTGGTATGGGGTTTCCTGATACCATGCTCGATTTGGTCGCTACCAGTTTTGGAAATACCTGTGAGAAAAGTCAAATCCTCTCCAGTCCGATAGGCAGGTCTGCCGCCAATGGCTATTCCCGTCACCTTTGATGCGCCACCATATTTGTCTATGAGCGATTTCACATCCACAGTCTGCAAAATCTGTTGTCCTGCGGCATCGGCAAGATATGTGCCGTCCTCTTGGGCAGTCATATCCGTCACAGCATCTCCCAACGGAACTGCCTGTATTTTTTCCTTGAGGCTGATTTCCTCATCAAAACTCATGATGATATTGGACAGATAGCATTTGCCATAATTTTGAGTGGCATAAATGACCAGTTTGCTGATGGCATCCATGTAAATGTATTTCTGTGTATTTTCCATGATTTTCTCGCCGTTCATATAGACCTGGTACTCACCATCGGCAGCAGAGGTGCTCCTTGCCTTGAAGTGCATCCAAAAGTTGTTGACCTGCCCAAATTTCAGCGCATCTCCGACCTTATACTCCACATATTTGTCATACGATGAACCGTTGCCGATAATCACCTGCGGGTCAAGGTCACCAGAATATTTGCGGAGCTGCCAGCCACAAAAACCAATATATCCGGAATGATTGCTGTAAAAACCGACCTTGGCCATGATGCCATCGGACATTTCTGACCATGGTGGGATATAGACATCGAACTTTGCGTAAAAATGTGTCGGCGCAGTTTTCATGGAAATATCAATGCCCTCGTTGTCTTTCGGCTGGTATAAGGCTACACCATTGTCGGGATTGAATTTCGTTTCTTCCACGGTCGTGCCGCCTTCCACATCGAGAAACTCCGCAAAGCCCGGATTGATATATCTCATCACGATGCACCTGCCTTCCAGCCAAATTTATAATCTGCTATTTCAGATATTTTCAGTGACAAGGCATGACCGTCTGTGACTACTCCAGGTGTTCCCTGCGGGGCAATTTTCGTGCCATACTCTGTTATAGCTGCTCCATCAGATTGAATCGCTGTAAGATTGGACAGCCCCTCTGCCGTGCGGCAGACAGGATTGCCGATAACGGCAATACCCTTAATGACTGTGTCTGCTCCATAGTCGCTTATAAGACTTTCGGTGTCTATACTTTGCAAAATGGTCTGACCATCCGTATCGGCTATGTACTCCCCATCCTCGCCTGCCGCCATGGTAGTTTCCGTTGCAGCAACGGGGAGAATCACCACCTGCTCCCTGGGGTCAATCTCTGTATCGGACAGGATTAGATTAGAAATCGCGCCATAAGCACTATCAGCGTAGACCACCAATGTTTTGGATTTGCCAAATTTGATATCATAGTCAAACTTTTCCACGGACTGACCGTTGGCATAGATTTGCACATACCCGTCAGTGCCAGTCTTAACATGAAACCAAATGGTATTGATGGCATTCAGCTTGAGGTTCAGCCTCTCCGGCTCGGATAAATAAGCCTCTGTACCACCGGATGAATTACCGCTATAATACCGCATGAAATACATCGCAGTATCATTTTTGAAAAAGCCCATGCCGTCCAACGCATAGCCATTGGTTTCGAGCATGCCAATTTTTATACGAAAATCATTACGGTCTTTGGAAATGTACACATCGAACTTGCCGTAAATTTCTGCCGGTGTTTCAGAAAGCTCCAATCCCTTTTTATCTGTGGGCTGATAGAACATCACTCCTGTCCTGCTCCTGACTGTATCTGCTATGGTAGTGCCACCTGCCACATCAAGAAACTCGGCATAGCCCGGATTGATGTATTTGAAGCTCATACTGCCACCACCAGCCCCTCTGCCTGGATATCTACGGAGGTGTCGTTCTGGGGCTTTTCCTCCTTGCTGCTGGTGGCCTTGACCCAGAAGATGGTATTCTTGTCCGTCACTCCGTCCATGGCGAGCGTTTCCTGCCAGCTGGCTTTCTTCAAGGCTGCATCCTCATCAGCATAGTTGTTATCGGCTGCTGCCCGCCATTTTGCAGAACCGTCACCAACAAATTTTATGGCGGTGCTCCCCTCAATGTAATAACCACTGTCACAGCGGACAGCACATTTCACAGCTTTCTGCTCCTCCTTGCTGGCATCCAGCGTGACGGAGATGGGGGAAAGCTCCGTGCCGGAACTGGCCTCCGTGCCATCCGTAGAACCTGCCGTGGGATTGCCATAATAGATGTGAAGCTGATTTGCCATAGTCATAACCTCCAAAATTCTAATGTCGCTTTTACTGCCTTAGGAAAGTGGGATACATACTGGTAGGACTTCACCACTACCCGCATATTGAGCCAGATGTTGCCGCCTTCATCTGTAATCTGCACCAGCTGACGGCTGTTCCAGTAACCGCAAACGACATCCCAGTTCTCAATCGTCATTGTGACATTGCAGGAAATCTTATCCCCGGATTCAATATGACCGAAATCCTGCACCGCCACACCGCCGATGATTTCCACCTGCTGCTGACGGTCATCCGGGATTATCTGCCAGTTGTCTACGTCAAGTGTCCTAACCTCACCAATTTGAATATGTATTGTCCCCACCTCCCAAGGCATTTTCTACGGCAGGTCTTATGCGGTCGGCCACGCTGTCCGCAAGATATCTTATGCCGTCATTATCCTGAGTGACGGCGTTCTCGATATTCACATTGACCTCCAAATGCGGCGCAGCCGTGACAGCTTGCTGGGTAGCCTGCCCAGTCTCATTCTGAAAGGCAGGCGATGAACCGAGCTTGTCCATCTGTTCCCGCATGCTGTGCATTTCCGTCTGCATATTGCCCATAACCTCATCGTATGAATAATCCTTACCTCCCATGCTCATTTTGAAACTTTGGCGCATCTGCTCCTGCTCAGCGGCAATTGCAGCCGGGTCACGGAAGTTTGGCAGAAGGTTTTCCAGCATGGACTGACGGGCTTTTTGAAAGCCCTCCAGCTGCTGTGGTGTCATTTGCAAATCTTCCATGGTGAAGCCGTGCGCCTGTTTGTAATACTCGGCTAGACCGCGCTGACCGCCTTCCAGATACGCCTTAAATTCCTCTTTCTGCGCCTGCAGTACCTGTAGCGCCGCATTCCTTTTGGCATCAAGTTTCTCTTTTTCAGCCCATTGCGTCGCCTTGACTTCATCCAGCCCTTTTTGAATCCAAGCCTGTTTCTCACGCTCGATATCATCAAGACGGTTTTGTAGCTCCGTTTTCCATACGGAGTCGATTTTTGAAGAAATTTCATTTTCCCACTGCTCCCTGATTTTAGCTTTGCTGGCCTCTGCCCACTGGGCTGCACTGATTTCGTCCAGTCCTTTCTGCCGATATGCTGCCGCCTCTCGGTCGATATTTGCCAGCTGATTTTGTAAATCGGTACGGTACACAGACTGAGTGCTGTCTACAACATTCCGCTGAAAATCCTCGTAAACCTTGGCCTGCTTTGCCAGCTTGTATTCGTCCAGCAGTTTTGCATCTGCACCTTTGGCTTGGAGCTGCTCTACCTCTTTGTTGACGGAATGAAGGGCATTTTCCAGTTCATTGTGTGTAAGCTCATACAGGCTATCCGTCAGCTGGGCATTGGCCTTGGCGGCTTCTTCCGTAGCCTTGGCAGCCTGCTTTTCGGCAGCCGCACGGGATAGGCTGGCCTTGGTGTTCTTATCCTGCGCCTCACGATTTTTTTCCGCTTCGGCAGCCGCCTTTTTCTCAGCCTCGGCCTTTTCCTTTAGAGCTTTCTGCTCCTCAAGATATGCCTTATACTCATCCCCGTACATTTTGTCGAGGATTGCACCGCCGACCACAGGAATGCCGATAAGCGGAGCCGCTGCCGTGTGGTTTTCAATCAGCCACTTGTTGGCCTTGGCATGGTCGGAGACTTTCTTGAACTGCTCACCGACAAATACAAATGCCTCTGCCACGGTTTTCAGCGCCGAGCCCCAACCGGAAATGGCATCCTTGATGGTGTCCTTATTGGACTGAATCTCCTCGACCAGATTCTTGAAGCCCTCTGTTACCTCCGGCAAAAGTTCCGAAGATAACGGCAGGAGTGCTGTCCCTATTGCAGATTTCAGCTGACCGACTTCCATCTCCATGGCTTTCCATTGAAGCCAAGTCTTGTGGCTTTCTTCCGGATTGAGCAGCCCCGTGGTCTTGACATTACCGGCCACTTCCATGAGTTCATCATACTGTTCAAGGAGCGGAATCAAGGCCGCGCCACGAGCACCAAGGACTTCTGCCGTATAGGCTTCTTCCTGCCCGGCCTCCATGGCATTTTTGTAGCCTTTGGCTAACTGGTCGAGCTGTTCGTTAAGCGGCAGCAGATTGCCGGTCTGGTCGAGAATAGACATCCCAAACCGCTCCATTGCCTGCGTGGTGGCATTTCCCGTTTCGCCTGCAGTTTCCACCTGCTTGTCCAATCTTGCTATCAAGGGCACAATGGACATTACATCCATACCTGCCAACTGGAATGTACGGTTCAGCTTGCCAGCCTCGGCAGCTGTGGTATGAAGGCGTTTGGTCAGCCGATACAAATTCTCCCCGGACTCCGTGGCTCCCTTGGTCAGATTGAACAATCCTGCTCCGGTAGAAAAGAGGGCCATAACTGCCGCCGCTTTGACGGACAGCATGGTGAATCCGCCAGTCAGACTGTCCACGCCGCTTTTTGCCTTGCTGATACCAGCCGCCATGGCAGTTCCAAAGGTTCCTGCTTTGCCGGAAGTCTGTGTTATGGTACCGCCCAGTTTGTTCATCTCCGCATTGAGCTTGCGGACTTCTGCCTCGGTCTGCGCGACAATCTTCTGTTGTTTCAGCAGGTTTGTCTGCGCCCGTTGGGCAACCTCGCTGTCATTTCCACTGGTCTTTTGGGCATCTTTTAGAACAGCTGCAAGAATCTGTTCCTTCTGCCGCTGCAAGTCCAGCTGGCGGTTAATGGCTTCATGCTTGATTTTCAGCTTGTCAAGTTCCGAGCCAACGCCCTCCAGCTTGGCAAGGTCTACATCCATTTTCAGCTTGACCTGATTGGTCTGACTGTTCAGCCGTGACACCGCCTGTGATACTGTCTTGCCTGCCGTATCAAAGTCCAGCTGGAGCCGGGCAATGTCCAGGCCAAGGCTGATATACAGTTCATCTATCTTCTGCCCACGCTTTGCCATCTGCCCACCTCCTACAGAACATCGTCAATGTATTTCTGTCCATTATGACCATCGGTCAGACTTAAAACCATCAGCTGATCCAACAAGAAATCTATGTCATGCTCATCCACCTCCTGCATTGTCCAGCCGTAGGACTGTTGCAGCCGCTCATAATAGAGCAGCAGATTCTGGTACGGAGACAGGTTCACTCCCCTGCCTCCGTTTCCCCGTTTGGGAGATTTACCAGCTTGGCAAAGGTCTGAGCTTGCAGCCATTTGAAAAGCTGACGTGCCAGCGGAACAACATCGGCAATCTCCAGATTATCTTCCAAAGATTCCGTAGTGACCTCTGGCTGATTAAATGCCAAAACAATAAGGGCAACATGTGCCGAGAGAAATTCCTCCACGGTCATCTTGCCCTTATCCTTGTCAAAGAATGCTAGAAACTCACGCCATACCTTCATCTTAGGCGGAGCCGGCTGGATGATTTTGCCGTTGATTTTGATTTGCGGTGTGTCCATCTAACGTCCCTCCTCAAACCGTGGTGTACCAGTTGGCGGCGGTTTCTGCATCAAAGCCACTGCTTTCGGTATCGGCATAGGTGTAAGAATTGCCGTCTGACAGTCGGTATATGGCCTTGGCGGTTAAGGTCGGTGTCTGGTAGGAAATGTTTTCTTCTTTGGTGGAGCCTTTGACCGAGGGTTCCTGGAACATGACTTTGAAAAATTTTGTCAGTCGCTTACTGCCGTTCCGTTTGTCGCTCTGAAACATTACGGCAAAATACGGAGCAACATCGTCCTTGTTGGCAACCATAATGCCGTTCTCACATTTATGCCCCAAAAGGTAAGCCACATACTCCAAGGGCAGAGCCGCCGTGTCAAAGGTCAGTTCATAGGATGCCGTGTTGGTAGCGGTGTCTATGGACTGGCCATCTGCATAGAGATCGGCACTGCTGTTGGAGGGCTTAATGTCTATGCTCCGCAGTACCTTGCCCAAGTCGATGGGTGTATCGTATGTTGCTGTTTCCCCGGCTTCATCCGTCAGCAGCTTTGCCACATGGAGCCGCTGTATATTGATAAACTGTCCGCTGACCATTCTGCTGGCCGGTTTCATTTCTGCCATTATTCATCCACTCCTATTCCAATTACATAATCCACACATAACACAAATACATCACGTTCTGCCATTTCCAAGGACTGACGGCGCATAAAGCCCAGTCCCTTCATGATTTTGCTCACCACATCATAGATATGCTCATAGTGTCCGTCCTTGGTGAGAATCTGCAACCTTACGGTCACGCGCCGCTCTATTTCTATGCCGTCTGCCGTAAGAGCCGGAACATCCGATATGATGTTGTACACAATGATTGGGTAGCTGCCAGCATTGGGGCTGATGCCGGGATAAACGCACCGGCACCGTCTGTCTCTTGCCAATAATGATGTCAATTCCCTTGACGTACTCAGAGCCTTATACACTTTTTCCTTGATATTCATTTCCTGCGAAGTGCCTCCCTTACCGCATCGATTATCTTATTCCTGACCTCATCCCGTCTGGCATCCATGGCAGGATACATAAAAGGCTTGTTTATCTTGGGGCTGAATTCCACCAGCTTGCCATAGAAAATGCCATCATGAGAAACGGCATCCGCTACGATTTTGTACTTGGCACCGCCTTTCTGCTTGACGGCATGGATGGAATCCCGAAGTGCTCCCTTGACCACACGGCGGTCATTGCCTTTGTAGACAGGGCAACGGTTTCTCGCCTCCTGCATGACAATCTCTGCTCCATCTGCCAGCGCCGACTTGGCAGCCTTGGTGGCGTTCTCCCCCAGTTCCCTCAGAATCTCCTCTGCAGATTGATAGCCCTTAGCCATCTTCCACCAGCTCCTTTGCCTCCATAACCAGATACTTGCGGCCACCGTCCATAGGATAAGGTGGGGCTGACATTATCAGCGTCTTGTCACGCCACTCAATTATGTCCGTAACCTCAATGTCCTCACGATAGCGAATTACTATCCGGTATGACACCTCATCCACCTTCTCGGCATAGCCGTCTGAAATCTTGGCGGCATAAGGCAGAACCTTCGCCCAGACCGTTGCCACCTCTGTCTTGCCCTGCTCGATAAGGTTGCCGACAGCGTCTTCTTCAACTATGGGGCGCAGGATTTTTATTCTCTGTTGTAACTCACTCAAAGATACATACATCAGAAGCCCTCCCGGCGAATACCCATCAGCAAAGAACGGAGCGTCATGGTGAGTTTTTTGTGGTCAGCCTCGTCCCGGTGCTCGTATAGATAGCCCACGGTATAGAGCACCGCCGTTTTGGCAATAGCCCCACAAGCCTTGAACTCATCTGCATTGAGCCGTGACACATCCAGGCATAACTGCTCCGAAGCTCGTAGCAGTTTGCGGACAATATCATCTTCGGCATCCGTGTCGATGCGGAGATATTCTTTTGCCTTGGGCAGGGAAACAATCATAAGCCATCACTCCCATAAAAACAGGGAGACACCATGACGGCATCTCCCCTAGAAATATTTATCAGCCCTTGCCAGCAGCACCTTTGATTTTCAGCATCTGCACTGCTTCCGGCAGTACCAGCTTGCCGTCCACACGTTCCTTCATGACAAAAGCAATCATGCCGTTACCAGCGAACAGTTCACGCAGCTCCTGAATGGAACGAGAACCACGGTCACCGATGTTATAGTAGCTGTAATCGCCAAACACCAGAGCCGTCTTGCCAGCCTCTGCCGTGGGCATAAAAGGCGTGGTGTGAATGGGATAGCCCAGCAGACGGTCTGGCTCGCCCATCTGGTAGGAGGGCTGCCACATATACGCCTGATTGGCATCTTTCAGTTTGCGGATTGCCGCCAAGGTCTGGTCGTTGACGATAAAGGCCGCACTCTTGCGGTAAGGACGCTTGAGTTTGTAGACCAGTTCAATAAGGTCATCTGCCGTGATGGATGCACCGCTGGTGGTCACGCCAGTCTGCGCCGTGGTCAAAAGACCGGTGGGCTTGTGGTTGCCATCACCATTGAGGAAAGCCTCCTCCTCGGCATTGGCGATAGCCTTGCCAAACTGCTGGATGATGTAGCTTTCCAGATTAAAGGCGGCATCGTAGAGAAGTTCCTCCGTAACCTTGATCGCTACATGGAGCTTGTAGGCGTCCATGATAATCTGGTCGAAGGTGGCATCGCCAAAGCTAAGTGCCCCACCTTCCTCAATCCACGATGCAGCAGGCTTAGTAGCGGCGATGTTGATTTTGCGCTCACCGCTGGTAGTAATTTTCGTACCGAGGTTACGCATAATGCACTCCTCGTTCAGCACATCAATCAGGCGGCTGTCGTACTCCTCCGGCACTAAATAACCACCATCGGTATCGACACCTTCCTGCAGGACGTTGGATACGTTGCGGAAGTTGCAGCGGATGGCGGCAAGCATAGCCTGACGATATTCATCTGCTGCCCTGCCCTTTTTCTCCGGCACCTTGGCAACAGGTTTGTTGACAATCGGCTCGGAGGTGGGTTTAGCAAGTTCTGCGTCAATCGCCATCTGCCGTTCCATGCGCTCGATGTCCTTGCCGAGAGCCACCACATCTGCCTCCATTTTGTCATAGGCGGCAGCATCTTCGGCAGAAAGCTTGCCGTCCTTGTCCTGATGGCTGTCCAAAAATGCCTTGGCACCTTCCCACAGCTGTGCCCGTTTCTTGCGAAGTTCCATAACATTTGCCATAAATTATTCCTCCAATCAGTGAATAAGTAAGTTAAGACGGCTCCTGAGAGCGTCTGCAGATACACGGTTGTCCGGCACAGCCGCCTTAACGAATTTCAGCGACTGCGCCTTGATTTTATCGATGAGGGAGTTTGTTACTGCCCGCTGGGAAAACAGCATGGCTTCAACACCCTCGGACTGCTTTTCCTCATCCTCGTTGGCGAACAGAATCTTGTCTGCAAAGCCTAGCTCCACGGCCTTCTTGGCGTTCATCCAGCTTTCCGCATCCATAAGGTCGGACAACTGTTGACGGGGCTGCCCCGTTTTCAGTTCATAGGCATTGAGGATGGATTCCTTCACCTCGTCCAACATCTGGATTGCCGCCTGCATTTCCTTGGTGTTACCGATGACCGCCGTGCTGGGATTATGCACCATCAACATCCCTACGGGAGACATCTCCACGGTGGTTCCTGCCATGGCTATCATGGATGCCGCTGAAGCTGCCAAACCGTCAATACGGACAGTGACATTGCCCTTGTAATCCATGAGCATATTGTAAATTTGCGCTGCCGCAAATACATCGCCTCCGGGAGAGTTAATCCAGACCGTGATGTTTCCCTCCCCCTTCATCAGCTCGTCACGGAAGATTGCCGGTGTGACTTCATCGCCAAACCACGAATCCTCGGCAATCTGCCCGTTAAGCACAAGGGTGCGCTCGCCTGTATCGGCATCGCGCACCCAGTTCCAAAATTTACGCTTTTTCATTTGTACCTCCAGTCTTCCCAAACAGCCCCGCGTCACGGAGCTTGCATAGGTTGCCGTTAATCAAGTAGAGATTCCCACCTTCCTCCTCTGGGATAGGATTCATATTCTCCATCTCACGGATATCATTGGCTGACAACCAGCCATTCTGCCGACCTACGGCATAACCGGCCATGCGGCTCTGATAGTCACCTCGCATCAGCCCATCCACATTAAACTTGATGAAGTACCGCTTCTGTTCCGCAGGATTCAGCAGGGCTTTCTGTAAAGATTGCTCCCAACGTACCACCCACGGATTCAGCGTATACTTCACATATTCCAAGGACTGCTGTTCGATGTTGTTGAAACTGGACTTTTCAAGGTCGCCAATCATATGTGGCGGCACACGGTAGAGCCGTGCTATCTCGTCAATCTGGAACTTCCGAGTTTCGAGGAACTGCGCCTCCTCCGGCGGTATGGAAATCTGCTGATAATCCACACCTTCCTCCAAGACTACTACCTTGCCCGTATTGGCTGTGCCACCATAGACGGCTTGCCAGCTTTCGCGTAACTTAGATGGGTCTTTCAATACTCCTGGGTGTTTCAAGACACCGCCCGGTCTTGCCCCATTGGCGAAGAAGGACGAGCCGTACTCCTCACAGGCCAAGGTCATGCCTACGGCATTACGCGCCATGGCTATGGGCGAATAGCCTACAAGGCCATCAAAGCCCAGCCCCGGAATATGCAGAACGTCCTGCCGCCGCAGCTTAATCTGACTGCCGCCTTTGATTTTGGGATTGCTGTCGCTCATGGGCGTGTAGGTGTAGACAATCTCACCATGCTCATCCCGGTCAACGCTCATGCGGTCAGGCAGCAACGGATACATCCCCACCACTCGTCCCATACCATCACGAATTATCTGCGAGTAGGAATTTCCCCACAATAGCAGGTGAATCATGGCGGTTTCGCGAAATATAAAAGAAGTCATTTCGGGATTGGGCGAATCGTGGAGCAGGAAATACAGCGGATGCCCTGACACTCGTTCCTTGCCCTGTCCTTTGTATTCATAAACATGAAGTGGCAGGCTGGCGATGGATTCAGCCAAAATGCGAACACAGGCATACACCGCCGTAGTCTGCATGGCGGTGAACTCATTGACCTTTTTGCCACTGGCTGACCTGCCAAAAACGAACGGCCAGCCACTGAAGTGATAGAAGTTTTTGGGATTGTCCCTTGAACGAAAAATTCTTGATAATAAATTCATAGCTATAAACCTTTCATTTGTATTAGGAGGTCTTTATATGTTTGGCATTGGTGTCCCAGAACTTGTTCTGTTATTTTTCTTTGTTTTTCCACTTCTTTTCGCTATCTGGATTGGATTAGATGCAAAAAAACGTTACAATAACGGATTAATTGGAGCCGCTTGGTTTGTTGGTAGTTTTTTTATCCCAATCATTGCTTGGATAGCATACTTCATAGCCAGACCATCAAATAACGATTAGCACCGCCCTTTCGAGCGGTGCCCCTGCCTTGCTTTCGGCTTAGAAGGTTCTTTCGTAGGAAAGTTTCATTTTCTGAAGTTCTGCCGTGAATTTTGCTCCCCTTGCAATCTCATCGGCGGCCTTCAAAAGCTCCTCCGGTGTGGGGCTTCCGCCCATCCGGCTTACGCTTGCGCTGGCTTCGATGTCGATGCAGGCTTTGTGGTTCTCCCAGTCGGTCTTTTCGAGGTTGCTGTTCTGGAAAATCTGGATGTTGATGTAATCCTGCCCTGTGCGCTTGTTGTTCCAGCCCATCGAGTTTTCTTCAATCTCGAATCCGTACTCGGCTGCTTTGCTGGTGATGATTTCGTTTACTTCCTGCTTTGTCATTTTCTTTTCCTCCCTTTCGGTTGTCTGTGTTTTCCCTTTCGGTATGTGTATATTCGCTCTTTATGGAATAAATAGCAAGTTATAAATGAGAATTATTTTATGTATACAAGGAGATTAATTCTATGGATTTTGAACAGTCAATTCGCGGAAATAAAGCAAGGGAAAATTTCAATTCCGGCTACAATTGCTCCCAGTCCGTACTGCTGGCCTATGAAGATTATTTGCAGGAAAAAGGACTTGACCTTAAAACCGTATTGCGGATGGCATCACCCATGGGAGGTGGAATCAGCCGTCTGCGGGAAATATGCGGTGCTGTCTCTTCTTTATGTCTGCTAATAGGTTTAGCAGATGGGTACGACACACCAGATGATGAAAAGAAAAAAGCACTGTATACTCAGGTTTAAAAACTTGCACTTCAGTTCAAAGAGCATCAAGGCTCCATTATCTGCCGTGAGTTGCTAGGCTTAGAGCAAAAACATGACCAGCCTACACCATCAAAACGAACAAAAGAGTATTATGCTGAACGCCCCTGCGCCGATTTCTGTGCAACGGCAGCAGCTATTTTTGAGGAACATTATCTACAAGAACTGTCTAAATAACCAGCACACCACGACTGTCATACACGCTTTCCCCAGCATCATTTCCGCAACGAATAGCACGGTCAAGAGCCATGATAAGGGCAATCGCCCCGTCAATCTTCTCCGTGCTTTTTGCTTTGTCAGCCTTGATGTTTCCGGCAGGGTCGGTACGGATGAAGATGTTGTCCATGTTCCAACGCAGAACTGGATGCCCACCGTGGGCGATTTTCTCCTCCAGCACCAGCTTCATCAATTCCTTGGTCGGTGGTGACATGGATGCAAATCCCTGTCCGAAGGGAACTACGGTAAAGCCCATCCCCTCAAGATTCTGTACCATCTGCACCGCTCCCCAACGGTCGAAGGCAATCTCGCGGATATTGAACCGCTCGCCCAGTCGCTCGATGAACTTTTCAATATAACCATAATGAACAACATTCCCTTCCGTAGTTTCCAGCTTGCCCTGCCTCTTCCAAACATCATAGGGAACATGGTCACGGCGCACACGCAAATCCACATTGTCCTCGGGAATCCAAAAATACGGCAGAACTGCATATTTATCGCTCTCGTCCATTGGCGGGAACACCAGCACAAAAGCCGTGATATCCGTAGTGCTGGAAAGGTCAAGACCGCCGTAGCAGACACGGCCTTCAAGTTCATCTTCCGAAACCGGAAATGCGCAGGCATCCCATTTATGCATCGGCATCCAGCGAACGCTCTGCTTCACCCATTGGTTGAGTCTTAGTTGCCGGAAGGAGTTCTCCTCCCCCGGATTCTGCTTTGCTGAATCACAGGCGGCTTGCACCTTGTCTATGCCAACGGTAATGCCCAGGGAGGGATTGGCTTTCTTCCAAACTTCCGGACTTGTCCAGTCTTCATCCTCTCTGGCTCCGTAGATAACTGGGTAAAAAGTATGGTCGATTTTACGCCCTTCGAGAATATCCAACGCCTTCTGATGCGTTTCATAGCAGATGGACTGCGTGTCAGTTCCTGCCGTGGTAATCAGGAAATACAGCGGCTGCATACGGGCATCACCAGAGCCTTTGGTCATGACATCGAAAAGCTTTCTGTTTGGCTGGGTGTGGAGTTCATCAAAGACCACGCCATGGATGTTGAATCCATGCTTGGAGTATGCCTCTGCCGACAGTACCTGATAGAAACTGTTGGTGGGCTGGAATACCATCCGCTTTTGAGATGCAAGGATTTTCACCCGCTTACTGAGGGCAGGACACATCCGAACCATGTCAGCAGCCACATCGAAAACTATACCAGCCTGCTGGCGGTCAGCGGCGCAGCCATAAACCTCTGCTCGTTCCTCGCCATCCCCACAGCAAAGCAAAAGTGCCACAGCCGCCGCAAGTTCGCTCTTGCCCTGTTTCTTCGGAATCTCAACATAGGCGGTGTTGAACTGCCTGTAGCCGTTGGGCTTCAAAACACCGAACAGGTCGCGGATAATCCGCTCCTGCCAGTCAATCAACTCAAAAGGCTTTCCTGCCCATGTGCCCTTGGTGTGGCACAGACTCTCGATGAAAGCCACGGCAAAATCCGCAGCCCCCTTGTCATAATGAGAATCCTCTGCCATGAATTCCGTGGGCTTGTAGCCCTTCAGTTTTCGCAATCAATCTCACCTCCCCCATCAAAAAGGAGCCGCCAGTAGCGACTCCAAAAATCTATCTTCTACGAGAAACAGCCCCGAAGGGCTGTCCCGCTTGCCATCAGGCTTCAAATCTGCTTCATGCACCAGGCCATCGCATGGCCACCGTCCTCGAAAAGCTCCGTGGCGGTTTCCACAAGGTTCAGCATGCATTCGATGTCCCCAAGCCCCGTTTCCTCAGGGCTGTCAATGAATTCGTAAACCGCTGCGTGGTAGCCCCGGCCTTCAAAGCCAACCGCCAATGCGTGGTCTCCGTACTTCAGCACCGCCCCTTGGGTGGCGTAACCGTAGGTTTCGAGGTTCTCCATCGTGGTCTGCCGTGGCCATCTCGTTTTTGCTGTCTTGGTCATTTTCGTTTCCTCCTTCGCTTGTCCAGTTTGTTCCCTTTCGGTATGTGTATATTCGCTCTAAACCGAATTTATAGCAAGCGATTTTCGGATAACTTTTGTGTATACTTCAAAAGGAGCCTTGCGGCTCCTCTTGGCGTTTGGTTTGGATTCAGTTTACTTTGAATTTGAAGGCCGGCACCTTTTCGTAATCCCCGGTTTCAAAGTCCCTGCAATGCCCCTTGATTTCTTCCATCCCCTCAAGGCTGCAGCCGTTCTGCTGGAAAGTCCATGCTGTTTTTACGATGCTTGAGTAGGTGGAGGAAAGGGTAAATTCCGTGATGCCGAACCGCTTAAGGTCTGCGACCATCTGTGGGATTTCCTTTTCCCAAATGCACTCGCTGAAGTCGATGCAGGCGTTGCCCCTTTCCTGTGCGTCTTCGTAATCCCGGAAGAATCTGGTGTAGGCCGGTTCCTTTTCCTCAAGTTCTTCCCGAAATTCCCTGTAGGCTTTCCGTGTGGCTTTCTTGGTTTCTTCGTTGTCGGCCTTCTTGATGGCCTTTCGCAGTTCCTGTGCCTTCTTGAAGTCCTCTGCAAATGCGTTTGTCATTTTGTTTTCCTCCCTTTTGTCTAGGTGTTTGCCTTTCGGTATGTGTATATTCCCGTACTATGGAAGGAATAGCAAGTCATTATCCACATTTATTTGTGTATACTTAACGAACAACAGCCCCGCAGAGCTGCTGTCGCATTTTTCGTTTTCAGTTGAATCTAGCGATGAGAATGGCGTAAGCCTGGTAGCCAAGTTCCGTTTCCGGCTCCATGTCCCAGCCCCTGTCGTAGTTCAGGATGGTCTTGCCGTCCGCCCTGCATTCCAGCTTGGAAATTCTGCCGCCGTCAATTCCGAACTCGGAACCTTCATCAAAATGCTTTACCCAATACTGAACCTTGGTGCCTTCAATCTCAATTTCGCCTTTGCTCCACATGGTTGCATCCTCCTCCGCTTGTTGGGGTGTTTTCTTTTGGTATGTGTATATTCGCTCTAAACGCAAATTATAGCAAGCGATTATCGGATAAATTCTGTGTATACACAGCGCACATTTTGGATTATTTTCCATTGTCTTCGGGTCGATGTTTCAGCAGGTAGAATTTGTCGACCAAGGGGATAAGGGACAGGGATGAGCCGTTGTCCCAGCGGACCAAAATCTGGCCTGCATCATCGACTCCCCTTATCTCGCCCACCGTTCCTTCCGGCGGAGCCTGCGGTTCATCGTGCATTTCGACCAG